TTCGTGAATAGCTGGGTCGGGTACGGCCCATACGATCGCTGGAATCAGCGCGTGACCATGAGCGCCGCTGACGTCCGTCGCCTCATTGCCTGGGGCGGTTACTTCATTGTCCCGAGTAAGTCTCGGTAGTGTCAAAAACATGCTGACCTCTCTCCTCGCTCAGGCAGTCGCGCTCGATCGCAAGTATCCCGTCGCAACGAGCATTACCGGGGTTGCATCCGGTCTTTTTGGTTGGCTCTCCGCGCAGCTCCACGCCATCGCGCAATTCATCACGGACGTGGGACTCGTCGCCGCTGGAATCACAAGTGTGCTCGTCCTCGTCGTGAAGGTCGCGTCGATGCTGGCAGACTGGCGCGAGCGCGGAACCATCGTTCCCCGCCACCACGACGAAGACGAGTCCTGAGAGCGCAACAGTTCCGCGTAGAGAATGTAAATCTATTCGAGTGATAGCGGCAAAGTCGTTCCTATCTTGGGGAAGGTGCGTTCCACAAGATGGTAGAATTCGACCCATGTCCGCGAGGCTCTGGCCATACCCAACAACTCGTAGAGGCGCTGCGATAGGGCCGGATGGCCTACGTCCCTTGTTAGAAATTGATGGTGAGCGTATTTGCGGCGTCCCCTTTCGTCCTTGGGGTTGAGCCTTTCTAATTCCTCCAGCACACCAGGAGCCAAGCGATTATATACGAGATCGTTTGTATATTTACCAACAACGCCTGGCATCTTCCCATTATTCCAAGCCCAGCCATGCAGTCGAAAAATCTCCTTGTACAGCTGGATTGGAAACGTCTTGGCCCACTCAAATAAGGCGCCGGTTATATACTTTTTCAGGACCTCTTGCAGTGCTTCACGGTCGCGCACGTCCTGATACCCTGTGGCCTCATCTACGAGAGCGACGATGCCGACGCGGGCGAAGGCGCGAAGGAGGATTTCGCATTGAGTTGCGATGTGCTCCTGTTGGTAATTGAGCTTATTCTGCTTCCGGGCCTCCAGTACCGCGTCACAAATCTCCGGTAAAACTGTAGCGTCATAACCATAGGCCACACTTCCGCCACTCACGCGGAACTTAATTGGCTCCGTGATCATCTGAGTTAAGGTGTTGCTCGCGAATGGTTTAATTGACTTTGTATTAACAAAATTGGCAATTCGATCACCACCGCCCTTAGTCGCCGTGCCTTGACTCATGGAAAGGGCAGCGAGAACGCCGCCCTGGGTAATCACTCGCCGTCCGTCTTCGAGGACATAGCAGAGGATTTGCATTTCACCGATGATCAGGGGGCGGTCAGGAGACCCAAAAGCTGCTTTCGGAACCTTGCTACCTCCGCCTTGCTTCTCCCATTTCGCCAGCGCGGCCTCCCGCGCGATCTCAGAGCGACGTTCTGCGGATAAAGCCTTAGCGCGGGCCTCTCCCCCCTTCGACTGCATTGAATCATCTGATGTCATTCTGCTTTCATAGCAGGCACATAGCATGCAGGCAATTGAAAATTTCATACATGCTTGCGCATGCTTGCTTGTACGCATCGGGAAACGCAAACATGGAACGCCTCACTTTTCGGAGACTCATCGGGAAATCCCCGCACAAGACCGCGCCGAATCCGGATCAATACAGTCGGCGCGTATGAAATCCAAAATCCTCCATGGCCTGAGCTACATTGCCCTTGCGACCGGCTCCGCTGGTGCGCTGGCGAACGTCGCAGGCTTCCTTCCGGCATCAGCCGCCGCATACGTCACCCTCGCTATCGCGGTCGGTGCGATCCTTCACAAGGCTGCTATCGATCTCGGCGATGTCGTCGATGACGGAAAAACCAACGGAAGCTTTAAAGGCTAATCCCCATGCGCGCGGCGCTCCTGTTCCTTGCCTCGCTATCCCTCGTCGGCTGTGCCTCGTTCCACATTCCCCTCGGTGCGAACGAGCAATACGGCAGCATCGACGTGACCGCGAGGTATAACCCGCCGGAATCCCTCGGCGACTGGACCGGAGCGTCGCGCGTTACCTCCAACGGCAAGCAAGTCCTGCCTTAATTCAAAGCGGGAAATCCGCGCACAAGACCTCGTTTCCGCCACCGCCCTAGATTCGCCCCACACGCACTATGCCTGACCAATTTCTCCACGGTGTCGAGGTCCTCGAAGTATCGGACGGTCGCCGCCCCATCACTACGGTTAAAAGCTCCGTCATCGGCCTTATCGGCACTGCGCCTGACTCCGCGCCTGACTCCAAGGCCAGCCTAGCAACCGGCACACTGGCCGCCAACAACGCGATCACATGGACCGCCAACCTTACTGGCACGCTCGGAAACCAGATCACTGTCGCCCTCGTCGATCCGGGCGCGGACAATGCCGCTCTCTCCGTGGTCGTCATCGGAAATGACATTGTGGTCAATCTCGCCACGGGTGCGAATGGCGCAATCACTTCGACAGCGACCGCCGTCCGTACCGCCATTGCCGCGAGCAATGCGGCCAACGCGCTCGTCTCCGTCGCGAATACGGGAACCAGCACTGGAGCCGGAGTGGTCGTCCCTGTGGCCGCAACCGCGCTTACCGGCGGACTGGATGAGCCATTCCCGCTCAATAAGCCGGTCCTAATCGCAGCCAATCTCACGCAAGCCGCCCAGCTTGGCGCGACTGGCACGCTTCCGGGCGCACTGGATGGCATCTTCGATCAGACCGGGGCTGTCGTGGTCGTCGTGCGAGTAGAGGATAGCTTGATCGAAGCCACCGAGATTGCGAATGTCATTGGCGGCGTGGATGGCTCAGGACAGTACCTTGGCGTCCATGCCTTCCTCGGCGCGGAATCCGCGCTCGATGTCGTGCCGCGCATTCTCATTGCCCCCGGATTCACCGGCGACTCGGCAAATGGCGTCGTTGCGGAGATGATCGGAATTGCCCAGCGCCTCCGCGCCATCATTGTTGCCGACGGTCCGGATACAACCGACGCCGACGCGACGACTTACGCGCAGGCGTTCGGATCGGATCGCGTCTATGTCGTCGATCCGGGAGTTCAGGTTGTGCGCAATGGTATCACTGTCATTGAGCCCGCCTCCTCGCGCGTGGCTGGCCTCATCGCATTGTCCGACAACGACCGCGGCTTCTGGTGGTCGCCGTCGAACCAGACGATTTCCGGCATCGTGGGCACCACGCGACCCGTGGATTTTACGCTGGGCGACCCCAACACCCGCGCGAACCTGCTCAACGAAGCGAACGTCGCGACGATCATTCGCCAGAACGGATTCCGCCTTTGGGGCAACCGCACCCTCAGCACCGATCCGAAATTCGCCTTCCTCTGTGTGCGTCGCACGGCGGACCTCATCAACGACAGCATCCTCCGCGCTCACCTATGGGCCGTCGATCGCGCGATCGTGAAGACGTACCTTGAGGACGTCGCCGGGGCCGTCACCGACTACATGAAGAGTCTCCAGGCTCAGGGAGCGATTCTCGGCGGCTCGTGCTGGCCTGATCCGGACCTCAACAGCCCGGCCAACATTTCCGCCGGCAAGGTCTTCTTCAACTTCGACTTCACGCCGCCTTACCCGGCGGAACACGTCACGTTCACGTCCATCCTTACGAACAACTACATCACCGATCTGGTCAACTCCTCGAACTAAATGAGCGCCGCCGACAACATCCTCAAAAACTTCGCCCTCTTCGTCGATGGCCGGGGCTACGCCGGCAACGCCGATGAGATTCAGCCGCCGAACCTCACGCTCCACATCGAGGATTATCGGGGTGGCGGCCTCGACTCCAGTGTCCCCATCGAAATGGGACAGGAGAAGATGGAGACGACGATCACACTCTCGAAGTTCGACGCGAATATCCTTGGCCTCTGGGGCGTCGGTCCCGGCTCGACGGTCCCCATCGTCGCGCGCGGTGCTCTGGAGTCGCTCGTCTCCGCGAACGCGACGCCCGTCGTTGTCCGCATGGTCGGGCGCATCCGCTCCATCGAGCCGAGCGCCTGGCAGGCCGGGCAGAAGGCGACATGGAAAATCGTGATGGATCTCACCGCCTACACCTACACGCAGGCCGGCCAGACCATCCACGACATCGACGTCCTCAACATGAAGCGAATCGTCAATGGCGTGGACCGCCTCGCTTCCCAGCGCAATGCCCTCGGAATCTAACCCTCTCATGTCCGACCACACCGTTACCCTCAAGTATCCGATCACCATCGCTGGCACCCAGGTCAAGGCACTCAAGCTGCGCCGCGCCAAGGGCACCGACATTCTCGCCGCGCGAGAGGCCAGCGGAGGCGACACCCTGCGCATGGGCTTTCACATGATCGCCAATCTCGCACAGATCACCTTCGAGGACGTCTGCAATCTGGATGCCGCCGACCTCGCCGCCGTTCAGGAGAAAATCGGCGATTTTTTTTGAGCGTGGACGAGAGGACGCTTCGCCGGGGCGTTCTCTCCCTGGCTCACTTCACCGGCTGGAGCCGCGCGGAAATCCTCGATCTACCGATTGATGAGCTTTTCGCCTGCGTCTCCGAAATCCCGCGCGAGTAACGTACAATGGGCGAAGGTAAGGAAAACAAGTTTGCGGCCCTCATCTCGATAGGCGCGGAAGTCGGCGCTTCCGTCAAAGGCGCGTTTGGCGTCATCGAGAAGAGCATGGGCAAGCTCGAAACCTCGCTAAAGGGAATCGAGAAAAGCCAGAGCGGCGTCCAGAAGCTCACGGCATCCATTGCATCCCTCGGCTCCAAGGAATCGAAGCTCAAGCAGGCCAGCGCCGATCTCGAAGCGATCAAGAAGGAGATGCAGGCCGCCGGAGGCCCGAGCGGTGCGCTTACCGCGAAGTTTGACCGGCAACGCGCGATCGTCGATAAGCTCACCGCCTCAATCGCCAAGGACAAGGAAGGCATCGAGAAACTCAGCACCGGTCTCCAAAAGGCCGGTATCGATACGAACCACCTTGGCTCGGAATTTGACCGCCTTAGCCGGAAGGCCGAGCGCACGAAACTGCTAGTCGAGGGCTTCGACAAGGTCCATGAGACCTTCGGCGAGGCAGAGAACCTCATGCACGAGTTCGCCGAGAACGCGGTGGAATTCGGCGCTGTCGTTGGCGGCGCGGGTTTCGGGCTCTACGAGCTGGCGGAGTCCACCGCCGAGTTCGGAGAGCACGTCGAGAAGACAGCCGCCAGCCTCGGCGTAGGCGTGAAGGAACTCCAGCGCATGGAGTACGCAGGCAAGCGAAGCGCGATGACGCTAGAGGAAACGGATTCCGCCCTCATTCGATTTCAGGTTTCCGTCGGCAAGGCGCGAAGCGGCACGGGACAGGCCGCGAAGGAACTCGATGCGCTCGGCATCTCCGCAACCGGTCTCTCGAAGCTGCCTCTCGGGGCCGCGCTGGGCGTCATTGCCGACCGGCTCGAAAAGGTCGGCAACCAGGCGGACAAGGCCCGTGTCGCCTCCGCCCTCTTTGGTCGGGAGTCCGGAATCAAGATGCTCAACGTCCTCAAGGGCGGAACCGCCGCCATGGCGCAGCTCGCCAAGCAGGCCGATGCCACGGGGAACGTCCTCGGCGAGGCGGACATCGAAAAGTCCGGCGAGTTCGTCGCAAAACTCATCGACATGAAGCTCGCGATCCAGGGCGTTAAGAACACCTTCGGCGTCGCGGTCATGCCCGTGCTCACCGAGTACTTCCAGAGCGTCTCGGAGTACCTCGCCAAGAACCGAGCCCAGGTCGAGAAATGGGCCGAGTCTTTCGCCAAGGCCACCGGCAGCATCATCAAGGCGCTACCTGGCATCCTCGAAAAGGTGGAGAAGCTCACGAAGAGCATCATTTCCGGAGCGGACAAGGTCGCCCACTTCGTCGGAGGCTGGAAGAACCTCGCCATCATCCTTGCCGCCATAAAGCTCTCGCCAATGGCCGTCTCGCTCATCCAGTTGGTCGCTGGCTTCGCAAAAGCGGCATTCAGTATCGGCAAATTCGTGGTGGGCATTCTGGGGCTCGACGAGGGCTTCGCCGCGCTCGGGCTCCGCATTGGAACTCTCCTCGGGGCGATTCCCGGTATCGGCTGGGCCGTGGCCGGCGTCGCTGCCGTGGTCGGCACGGCTGCCTTCCTCATCTGGAAGAATTGGGACAAGCTCGTCGCGTACTGGCAAAGCATCTGGCCGACCATCAAGCCATCGTGGGATAAACTGACCTCTGCCGTCGGCCAATTCGTCCAGGCGGTGGGCGAGGCGACATCGCCTCTCCGCGCGAAGCTCGGCGAACTCTTCTCATGGCTCGGCGAGTGGCTCGTGAAGAACCTGCCCGGCTTCCTTACCATGGCCATCGACAATGCGACGCGGGCCGTGCAGCTCATCACCGATTATGTGGGAGCCGTCATTCAGCGCATTGACGCGGCCAAGAAGTTCCTCGAAAGCGCCGCGGACTTCATTTCCTCGAAGTTCACTGCTCTCATGGAGACCTTCCATAAGGTTTTCTCCTGGAATCCTATCGAGGCCGTGAAGGCAGCGTGGACGCCCGCGCTCGACTGGATCAAGAGCAAGGTCGATTGGGTGGCGGATGCCGGTAAGAAGGTCGGCAGCTTCTTCAATCCCGACGCCGGGAAAGATTCCGGCGATAAGGTCGGGCCAGCCATTCCGACGCACTTCGACCAGCCGATTCAATTCGGCGGCGGCAAGGGCGCGAACGTCGTCCACCACCATGACAATCGCCGCATCTCGTTCACCATTCACGCCGCGCCCGGCCAGAGCCCCAAATCTGTAGCGGATGCCGTGATGCGTCGGCTGTCTGGAGCCAGCAGCTCCAACGGCGCGCTGTACGACGATCACCTCGTTCCCGCATAAGCCATGGCTGAAACAATGATGGCCCTCGGTGTGTTCCGGTTCTCGCTGGATACCGCCGCATACGACGAGCTTTTCCGCACCCAGGATTGGGAGTGGGCGGAACAGGCCCGCGTTGGCGAATATCCCGCGCTCCAGTTCACGGGGCAGGGAGTGGAGCTTCGGCAATTCAAGGGGACGATCTATCCGAGTTTCCGGGGAGGCCTCTCGCAAATCGAGCTGATGCGGGCCGAGGCCGACCTCGGTCTTCCGCTTCTCCTCGTCGCGGGCACCGGTGCCGTGCTCGGCTTTTGGGTCATCACCCACATCGAACACACCGAGACGTTCTTTTTCGCCAACGGCCAGCCCCGAAAGATCCAGTTCAACCTCCAGATCAAGCGATATGGCCAGTTCCTACCAATCTAAAGACGGCGATCTCGTGGACGACATTGCCTACCGGTTCTACGGCCAGACAACCGGCGGAGAGGTCGAGGCGGTCTATGCGGCAAATAATCACCTCGCCGACTATGGCCCCGCGCTGCCGGCGGGAGTCATTATCACGCTCCCCGACGTCACTCCCAAACGGAAGGACACGACACTTCTCTTTGCATGACGCCCGCCTTTCGCATCGTTTCCGGCGCATACGACTTTACCGGAGCCTACGCGGCGAAGCTCATTTCGCTTACCGTCTCGGATTCCTCCGGCGAGGAATCCGACAGCCTCACGGTCGAGCTGGAGGACTCCGAAGGCACCATCCGTGTGCCCGAGGAAGGCGACAGCCTGCGAGTCGCCATCGGGTACGTCGGCGCGCTGCGGAATATGGGGCTCTACATCGTCGAGAGCGTGGACATGGAAGGGCCGCCGGACCGGATCACCATTCACGCCAAAGCAGCGCCCTTCGACCAAACCAGCTCGTGGTTGCCGCTCCAGTCGCGCAAATCCCGCAGCTTCGATGCCGCCACAGTCGGCGCGCTCGTCGAGGCGGTCGCCACGGAGCACGGACTCACCGCGGCAATAGATCCTCAGCTCGCCACACTGCCGGTCCCGCATCTCGATCAGACAGACGAGAGCGACATGAACCTTCTCACGCGCATTGCTCGCGACAATGGCGCGATAATGAAGGCGATGTTTGGCCGGCTGGTCTTTGCTCGTCGTGGCTCAGGCCTATCGATTTCTGGAATCGATCTCGGGACCGCCATTATCCGAAGGAGTGACGTCACCGGCTACAGAGCGACCTATGGACTAAAGAGGAAGTACAAGGGAGTGAAGACGCGGAGCTACGACCCGCTCACGGCAAATGCGGTGGACGTATTCGCCGGCGAGGATGGCGAAAAGGTGTATTCACACCCATATTCATTCGCGACAGATGCCGAAGCGAAACAAGCGGCGACATCGTACCTAGGCAGTTTTCAGCGATCGTCCCGCACAGTGTCGCTTCCTATGCCTGGGCGCACCGATCTTGGCGCAGGAATGACCGCGGTCCTTCTGGAGTTCCGCCCGCAGATCAATGGCCAGTGGATCGTCAAAAAGGCCGAACACCACATCTCCAGGGCTGGCTACCAAACGACAATCGAACTTGAGGCCCCTCCGGATGGGAACATCACGAAATCGAATGGCTCTTCATCGAGCGCGGCAGTGAATGGTCAAGACCCATTCGACACCGACGGCACCGGCGCGGCGAAGGCTCGCCAGTTACAATCTCAGCCCGGAGTCGTCCCGGTCGGGATGACAGACGATGACTTGGAGGATTGACGGTTATCCGAGATGCCGAAGAACCGCCACAACGCCAGCAATCGGCAGCGCAACAATCCCGATCATCGCCAGAAACGGCAGACAGCATCCCATTGCCCGAGCGACCTTTCTCTGTCGTCCCGAGCGCGTGAGGGGAATCCCCATCTCGCGCGAAATCCGTCCCTTCATGGCAGAGAGGCCGGACGCCCGACGCCATGAGAACGAAAAGCCGTATTTCCTGCGTCTGCTCATGCCTTTTTCCTCCAGAAGGCCAGAGCTACCACTCCGAGGCCGAGTAGCGCAAGAGCGCCGGGCTCGGGTACAGGGGTGACGCTGAGCAGGGTAGCATTTCCGGAATATCCGTAGTTGTAAGACTGCGCGGTGGTCGTCGTATCCTCAATTCCGGTAGATTGGTTAAACGTGAACACTGACTGGCCGATAAGCGAACTCATGTACGACGTGAAAGTCGATTCGGTAAGTGGAGTTACCTGATAACCGGTTGGATTTGCGGCCAGCTCCAGAAGAAGGCCGTACGTGTAAGTGTTTCCTCCAGATTGGGACGTCAAGTTATAGCCCAACTGCATTTTCTCTTCTGTAAACGAATCTCCAGACGTCGCGGACCTCCAATCATTGATGTCCTGATTGTACGCGCCGACCTCCCCTTGATAGTGGGAAATCACGTCGTTCGTAAGAGGCGTTGTCGCCATTGATGGAGAGTTGAAGTGCTCAAAGAAATATGAGCTTCCGCTATCGTATGTCCCTTGGTCCGTAACGATAGAATCGAAATCGACCGTGACGCTATAGTGGAACGACAGTCCAGGGTTAGAGCTGGTGTCGTTCAGGAACTTATTGTTGACCGAAACATCGAACGTCAGAATGACCGATCCGAATGTCGGGACTGACATCGCTAGAAAGGCGGCCGCAATCGCGCCGCTCAGGAATTTCATGGCTCAAGTCTTGCGGCTGTGAATAACTTTGTGAATATCTTTTCTTACTTTCCGAGGGTGTAGGACAGTCGATGTCTGATGCAAGGCGCTACGCTGTCCGGCATCATGGGAGAACTCAGCATAATTGCGATTTTCCGGGGTGGGCCCTGGAATGTGAACAACTCGAAAAAGCGGTCCCGAAGCGGACCCTCGGTGGGCCATTTGCCGGTTCCGGCTCCGGCCAGTAAAATTTACAGCATGCGAAATTTTCTTTCTGATCCGGCGGTTCCAGCGGTTCCGGCCTACCGAACAAGTAGCGTTCAACGCATTGTTCTTGAAGCCGAAGGATTTTACCGAGGCCCAAAAAAACTGCGAAAAATCCGATAAATTTTCATCCAGCCGTAGTTATATGCCTATGAGCACCGATAGCGCGCATCTCCGAGTAAGTATCTCAGTTCCACTCCGCCTTGCAGAAGTCGCGGAATCCGAGGGAGTCCCCATCGAAAAGGTCTGCGAGTGGATCGTCGCGGAGATTTACGACGACACTCTCGGCTTAAAAAATATTTGCGGAATCGTAAAAAACTTTTTGACGGACGAGGAATTAGGTGTTAACACCTCTTCCACATGGCCGGACAATCTCACAGGAACAAGCGCTTACTCGGAGTGACGATGAGTGCCGATCTGTACGAGCGAGTAGAGCGCCTTGCAAAAGAGCTTGGAGTCGAAAAGGCCGCCATTGGACGAATGGCGATCAAGCTTGGACTCAACGAGCACGAAAAGGGAAAGCCATTTCCGGACGATATTTGGAGGACAGATGAAGAATAAACGCAAGTTTCTTGGCGTCTTGGTAACGCAGGACATTTACGACGTGGTCGAGCGTGTCGCGAAGGCGAATCGCCGCTCGAAAACCTATGTAGCCGAAAAATTTTTGGAGACGGGTATTAACACCCTGGAAAGCTTTGTTGCGTCTCAGGGTATTAATACCTCACGGCACAGCCGAACCCGGACCTCGAAATCCAACTGACCAGTTTCTCTATGACTAGCTCAGACACCAAGCCCCTCTACCCAGCCGTCCACGCCCTCGAAACAGAGGTCGTCGCCGCGATCGAGCAATTCCACGTCGAGCATCCCGACCTGTCGGTGGAGAACATCGGCGTCCTTCGCGCAAACCCCGGCGACGCGGTCCGCGTCCATGCCCGCATTGTCGTGCGTCATGACGCACTGCCTGATCCGGCAGACTGCGCAGTCTCCTAACCGGCCACCATCCATGTCTCGCCGCCTCAGCGCCAAGGACTATGCCGCCCAGATCGGAGTCCACGAGCACACCGTTCAGGGCTGGTGCAGAAATGCCATGAAGCCCGAGTCCGAGCGAAATCCGGCGCTCCCGCCAGTGGTGGCACGCCTTCGCGGTCGCCGCTGGGAGATCGACGTCGAGGCCACCGAGCGCCTCGTGAGCCTCAAGCACGGCAACCCGATCGAGCGCGAGCTGGCCGCCAAATCTTAATCACCAACACACCAACCCATAAATGGACCTAATAGACCTCAATATCGCACTGGCCGCCCACGGCCTCGAAGCCCGAGACATGACGGAGCACTTGCCCCGCGTGCAACCGCCTATCTCGCCAGAATTGGCCAAAATGGCCGTGGGACCGATCCACATTGGCCGCTGGGAGCACGAGCGCCGCAAACACCACGAAATTCCCGGATGTAGGGACGCCTTTTCCGGCATCGTGCGTCTCTGGCGTCTCGTCACCGACGGGCGCACCCCCAAGGAAGCTCATCGCCGGTTTTGCCGGATGCGTAATCTCCGCCCCGCCGAGGAGGTCGCCGCGTGAGGCCCGAGACCGCATTCCTTCTCGGAATCACCCTGGCCAATTTCGGCCTCTCGATTGTTGCCGGATTCGCGATGCGTGCATTCCACCGACGCGAGCGTGACGCCGAAATTCGGGAAGCCTACGGCACCAGCCAACTCTTCACCCTCCGCTGGCTACGCGGAGAAAGCGACGTCCTCCCAGAGCGCGTCAAAGACTGAAAAGAAAACGCCCCGGCACGGCTGCAACCGCCCGAGGCATGAGGAAATCCAAGTCAGGAAACCTATGCAAAAAGAAGCAATCGAGCTTGCTATAGTCAAGCTCCTATCCGGTCGCTCATACGACCACGTTACCGCCAAAGCCCACGCTCTATTTATCGGCTGGGTCGAGGCATTCGCGCCAGTCCTCGAAACTCACGAGGTGCTTGCAGTGGAGAGCGAGTTTTCATTTCCGCTGCTCAATCCAGACACAGAAGCACCGAGTCGCACGTTCGCCGAGGGCGGAAAAATGGATGGCCTGCTTGCCCACAAGAGAAGTGGTGCGCGGCTCATCCTTGAGCACAAGACGACATCCTCGGGTATCGAGCCGGAGAGCGACTACTGGCTCCGCCTCGCGATGGATACTCAGGTGAGTAAGTACATTCTGGCCGCCGCTCGGCTCGGCGACGGCACGCGCTCCGCGCTCTACGACGTCGTCCGCAAGCCTGCCCAGCGACCGCTCGCAATCGCTCTCACGGATGAGGGCGGCGCGAAGATCGTTCTCGATCAGAATGGGCAACGTGTCCGCACGAAGGATGGGAAGAAGTGGCGCGAGACCGGAGACACCGCTTCCGGATACGTCCTCCAATCCCGCGAGGAAACGCCGGAGGAATATCACACCCGCATTCTGGCGGAGTTGGAGTCCGATGCAGGAAAGTATTTCGCCCAGCGCGAAATCCCGCGCCTCGATTCGGACCTCCTCGAATACATGCAGGACTCCTGGGCTGCGTCCCAACAGATCCTCTATTTCCGCCGCGCGAAGTTGTGGCCTCGGAATCCCGCAGCCTGCACGGAGTTCGGAGGATGCGAGTTTTTCTCGCTCTGCGCCGGTCGGGCATCGGTGGACGGAATCACATATCGCCGAAAGGAGCACGCACATGCGGAGCTTGGGATTCAGACCCACGACGGGCTCGAACTCCTGACCAACTCACGCCTCCGCGCGCTGCACAAATGCCCGCGCTACCACTTCCTTCGATACGAGGAGCCAACGGAGCCAGTGGCTCCAGACGACGAGGCTCTCCGCCTCGGCTCGGCATTCCATCTCGCCGTCGAAACCTACCTCAAAACCTTCATCAAAAACTGACCCATGAGCATCCTATCGAAAATCAAACGCGGCGGCGAAGACCTGCCGCCTCGCATCATCCTCGCCGGCCCGGAGGGCATCGGGAAATCCACCTTCGCTGCGGCAGCCCCCGACGTCCTCATTATTGCTCAGGAGGACGGCCTTCTTGGTATGGAGCACGTCGCGCACTTCTCGCCGGCGCACTTCGGCGAAGTGCTCGACCTGCTCGACAGCCTGATTGCCGCGCCAACCATCGAATACAAGCATATCGCCTTGGATACGGTTGATTGGCTGGAGCGGTCCATCCACGCCTTTGTCTGCCAGCGAGACGGAAAGACCAACATCGAGGACTATGGCTATGGCAAAGGCTTTACCACGATCGCCACAGCCGAGCTGACGCTTCTCTTGAACAAGCTCGATGCCGTCCGCTCGAAACACCGCGTCGGCATCATCCTGCTCTCACACGTCCACATCAAGCCGTTCACGTCGCCGGATGGCACGACATGGGATCGGTATGAAATGAAGGGCAACAAGAACTTCACCGGCATCCTGCGCGAATGGCCGGACGCCTGTCTCTTCGCGGTGTACGAGGTCTTCAAGTCGAAGGATCGGGGCTCCAATGTCGAGAAGGTCGTCGGTGGTGAGCGTGTCGTTCACACGGTCTGGAGCCCCGGCTGGGATGCCAAGAACCGCCTGAACCTTCCCGAGGCTCTGCCGTTCACTGAGGAGTCGAGCTGGGCGGATTTCTGTGCAGCCGTGAAGGCCAATCGCCCTACAGCGCTCCGCGAGCGCTTTTCGGCACTCCTCAAGACCGCAGAGCTTTCCGCCGAGGACCGGAAGAAATGGGAGGCAATCGACCTCCCGTCCATCCCTGTGCCCCGTCTGAAAGGCGGCATCGCCAAACTCGAAAAACTCCAACCCAAAAACTGATCCACCATGAGCGAACAGAACAACAGTCAATACGTCACCCGCGCCGGGGCCTATATCGGAACCGTTGAGAAGCCAGCCAATGGCTGGTTCGGTGAGGCTGGCGAGAACCAGACTCCATACATCCGCATTCCCATGCGTGTCACCGAGCAGCGGGATGGAAAGAACGATCAGGTCGGCAAGGTCATCATCTGGCAGGGCTGGCTCACGGACTCAGCAGTCGATCACACCATCAAGAGCATGGTAGAGGCATTCCCCGATTGGGACGGCGACCTCGAATCGCTCTATTCCGGTGACTTCGGCTTCGAAGGCTTGGAATGCCAGATCGTCGCCGAGTCCGAGACCTTCAAGGGAGAGACCCGAGTGAAGGCAAAGTGGCTGAATCCTGTCGGCGGCGGCGGAAAGCCGATGGAGGCCGAGAAGGTCGATAGCCTCATCGGTCGCCTTGGCCGGCGGTCGAAAGCCATTGCGAAGAATGTGCGAGCCGAAGCAGGCGGTCCGCCGACCCGCAGATCCAGCGAGACGTCCCGGACCACCTCGCGCTCGTCCACGCTTCCGCCTCCGGAGGCCGACGACATCCCGTTTTGACCAATTTCCGGGGCGGCGCAGGTCACCTCGTTGCCGCCCCGGACATCCAATTTCCAGAGAATGGACACAGCACAGATTTACACCCCTACATGGCAGGAGCGCCTTGGCCGGAGATTCTTCCCGCAGGCCATCTGCCACACGCCAGAGGTTCACGGCGCAAAGGACTGCGTCGTCATCACCACGACCGCGACACTCTCGTTCACGGGACGCCTCCGGGCGCTCGTGAGCGGGCGAATCCAGGTCGAAACCCGCACCGCCACGGAATGCAAGGTCGGGCGCGTGCTCACACTATCGGCAACCACCGTGCTACCGCCGAGGTGGATGGAGCGCCGTGAGAAGGGAGGCGAGAAGTGAAACGCACAAAACTCCGCGGCCTCAAATCGAGCTACGATCGCCGACGGGAACGAAAGGCGTCGCGCAATCTCTGTATCCGGAAGTATTGCCGGCGTCGCCCCAGGCCATACCGCCGCGTGTGCGACACCTGCGAATCGCGGGAGAAATTCGCACGGAACCCCATCCTTCGACTGTTTCACAACCTCAAAAGCGGCGCGAAACGCCGGCGAATTCCATTCGCTCTGCCCTTCGCGTGGTTCTGCGCAGCCGCCTCGGCGTCCGGATACGACCGCGCACACGGTCAATCTCGCGATTCGCTCACCGTGGACCGCATCGACAACCGGCGCGGCTACGAGCCCGACAATATCCAGTTCATCTCACACGCGGAGAATAGCCGCAAAGGCTGGTATGAGCGCCACGGGAAGCCGTGGGAACAGAAGGAGGTCGAAAATGAAAACGAGCCGTTCTAAGCCAGACCGCGCGCGCCAGATTATCACTTCCGAGTTGATGAGTTCATTTGAGGCCCAAAGCTTTCCAGCGCTACTCGTGAGGCTGAAGGGGCTCAATCTCATACCGATGACCACGGAGCGACTGGCCGACGTATCGGCAACTGACCTCATGCGAGCACTGAATCACGCTCGAACCAGAAAGGCCGCGAAATGACCTACGCTGGCATTGATAACGGTCTCGACGGAGGGATTGTCGTCCTAGACGAGTTCGGGGGTATTGTCGCCAAGGCTGTCATGCCGACCAGAAAGACCGGCAAGGGCGGCGAGCGAATCGTGGACGCCATGGAGCTTTACGAGCTTTTCGGTCTCTTCCCCGAGGCGGTCATTGCAGCCGAACCGGCGGGAATCATCTCCGCCGGAATCAAGGCGGTCGCGAGCACTGCTCATTCATGGGGAGTAGTGCGAGCCGTCCTCGAAATCCGTCGTCGCCGCTGGGAGCCAATCCCGGCCCAGCGTTGGCAAAAAGTGATGATGCCAGGACGGAAGCCAGGCGAGACCAAGGCCGCCGCTTTGGAATCCGTCCGTCGCCTATGGCCAGGAGAACGCTGGCTCGCCACGCCGCGCAGCAAAAAGCCCCACGACGGCCTGATCGACGCCGCCCTCATCGCTGAGTACGCGCGCCGCGCACGGCTGTAAATCGGCGAGTACACTTCTTATTCATGCCAAGTCGCTACATACGCGAAGGGTGGATCGACTCTGCCCGCATTGACCAGCTTGACGCCAAGGCCGAAACATTCTTTCTTCGCCTCTGCCTTAAAGCCGATGATTTTGGACGCTACAGCGCAAACCCTGTAGTCCTGAAAAACACACTCTATCCGCTCAAGGATGATGTCCGGGTTACCGACAGCTCCCGTTGCCTCGCCGCGTGCGAGAAGGCCGGACTGGTTCGCTGCTACGAGACCATCAAAGGGCCGGTATTGGAAATTCAGGACTTCAAACAGAGAACACGAGCGTCCGAAAGCAAGTATCCGTCACCCGACGAATCCTTGTCAGACAAATGTCCGGCAGATGCCCGACATCTGACGGCTAAGAACGAGAACGAGGTCGATAACGAGAACGATGCTTCGTCATTGCCTCCGGCGGTGGGGGATGGAGTGGGTTCGGATTTTGAGGAGTTCTGGCTCGCGTATCCTCGCAAGGTAGGGAAGCAGGCCGCGCTCAAGGCGTGGAACTCGGCAAAGCAGAAGCCAGACGTTCGAACCATCCTCGCCGCGATCGAACAACAGAAGCGGTGTGACCAATGGCAGCGCGACAACGGTCAGTACATTCCACACCCAGCAACTTGGATCAATCAGGGCAGATGGGACGACCAGCCGGTTACGCGGCCCCGCTACGAGCGGAAATCTACGAGTTCACTCGCCGACCGGGTGGGTGAGCGCATGGAAGAGTATCACGCATGGCTGAGGGAAACCTACGACCCCGGTTTCGTGGAAAAACTGCTCGATCCAAGCCGCGCGAAGGAAGATATTCTGCGCGACTTCCTCAGGTCTAAAGGGGTGCGGGTGTGAATGCTTTGAAGGAAATTAAACCGGAGGTTTCCAGTCGGAACTTGAGTTCATTAGGAAAATGGTGTCCTCCAAGTCCTGTGCGCAAAATAGAAATCCAGTTGCAATCCAACTATTCTGCGCCGCAGCCTCGTAGTCTTCTTCCTCGGCATGACGAGCTGCAATTTTCTTCCCTCTTTCCGCGAGGCTTCTCCAACTCTCTATCAATGATTCCAGAGTTTCCGGATGGGTCGACCTTCTGAGCTTACGCAGTCGCTTCTCTTCTGGAGTAAGTTTTTTATACATGGCGTCAGGAGCTTACTACTGAGGCCGCATCACTCGTCTTCCGGAAGACCAAGGGAATAGATGAACTCATTTCCCGAAAGGTTGTCATCGAGGATAAATTTGTTCTCGCGAAGTCCCAGAAGCAGGTAGCCATTTTGGCACCACGCGCGAGCCTGAGCTGAATCGTTTGTTTCTTTAATATCCGCGAGACGCAGGGGGAATTGAGGGTCTTCCATGTGCGGTTTGTAGTAAAACCTACGCCGCAATTGAAATCACATTCTCGCCGCCATCTGGCAGCCCCATCGCCCACCACTTCACGGCGACCCGCTTCGGCACGTCGCGCGTGTAGTTATCGTGAACCATCTTCGTCGTGGTGTGGCCAAGCCACTTGGCGACTGGCCCAGCGTCACCCTTGATGGCGAGCATGTAGGTCGCCGCTGAATGCCTCAGGCAGTCATGTGGCCATTCAGCTCCTTTGCCGACATCCTTGCCGGCCAGTTTCGCCGCCAATCGGGAAACGTGGACCTGAAAGGTATTTGCCGAGACCGGGACGATCGGCCCGGTTTCCCCGCGTGGAAGCAGTCGCAGGGCGGCTTCCGGCATTTCCACAATGCGCTCGCGAAGACCACGCTGCCGCATACGGTCGCGCTTGATAGCGTCCTTCGTGACGTGGAACTCAGCCGCTTTCCAATCCACAGCCGACCAGTCGGAGCGATAGATTTCCGCCGGACGTAGGCCACAGAATCCGCCCAGCACAAGCCAGGCGCGCACGTAAACCGGCATAGTCTGCTCCAGAAGCATCTCCATTTGTGCCGGCGTTAAAATCGCCTTGGTCGCTTCGCCCTTCGGAATGGGCTCCATGCGCTCAAATGGCGAGCGTGTCGCGAAATCGTAGCGCATTCCCCAGCGGTATGCTGTGCGGCAGGTGGTGAAAATCCCATGCTTCGTGCGCTGGGCCAGCGGCAATCCCTTGATCCAATTCCGGCAGGTGAGTGGGTCAACGTCGTCCGCCTTCAATCCTCCGAAGCGCCCCGAAAATTTCAGGAGGTGATTTTTCGCGAGTTTCAACTGCTCAGGTGTCACTTCGCCCTTTCGATCGGCAAGGTAGCTCGTCACAAGCACCTTCACGGAACCGGCTTCATCACCATCTGGCGTATCGAGCGATACAGGCTTTCCCGTCTCCAACTCGCGATTCTGCTCAGAAGCCCACAGAATTGCCGCGGATTCCTCTTTGAAAAACCGCCGTTTGGTCTTTCCGAAGACGCTTTTGTGGATCTCGACCTTCCAATTTTTTCGAGCCGGGAAAGGTGCGATGAGAAACGGTCCGATGCGCGTTCCTTTTGCCAT